TATGCGAAGGCCAACGCGTATTACGAGGGCGAGGCTGAGGAGATTTTCGCCTCGGACAAGGTCGCCCGCATGCTCGCCAAGTCCAACTTGGGCGAGATGGACGAGGTCAACTTCGCGCGGATCCCGGTGGATGCGGTGGTGCACCGCCTGCACATTTCGTCGATCACCACTGGGGACCCGCAGGCCGATGCGGAGATCGCGGACCTGATCGAGCGCAATGAGCTGGAGGAAGAGGGTCCTGGCCTGCACGCTCGGGCGTGTTCGCAGGGCGACGCGTACCTGATGGTGTGGCCGGACGTCGGCGAGGACGGCGAGCCCAACAGCGTCGATATGTTCGTCAACTCGGCGTCCGTGGTGCGGATCATCTACGACGCCGAGAACCCGCTACAGAAGGCGTTCGCGATCAAGTCGTGGACGATCGGCACAGCGAAGGACCAGACGATCCGCGCCGACCTGTACTACCCGGACCGGATCGAGCGCTGGCACTGGCAGGGCAAGTGGTCGGGCAGGCAGAACAAGTGGCTGCCGTACAGCGGCGACGAGCAGCAGCCCGTACTGCCGAACCCCTACGGCGAGGTGCCCTTCTTTCATTTCCGGACGGCCCGTCCCTACGGCCGGCCTGAGCACTATGCCGCCTACGGGCCGCAGGCCCTCATCAACAAGCTCGTGATGAGCCACGCGGCGACCGTCGACTTCCAGTCCCTGCCGCAGCGCTACGGCCTGATCGACCCGGCCGTCGACCAGTCCGGCACGCAGTCCGACTGGGACCCGGAGTTCCCGGAGGATGCGGGCGGCGACCCCGAATCCCCCCTCAACGCCTCCCAGCTACGCAACGACCCCGGCGAAGTGTGGCTGCTGCAGGGACTGAAGGGTGTCGGCCAGTTCCAGGCCGCCGACCCGGACGTGTACCTGAAGCCGATCGACCGGTACATCAAGTGCATGGCGCAGGTCACGGACACGCCGATGCATATCTTCGACGCCACCGGCCAGATGATCTCCGGGAAGTCGCGGCGTGAGGCGAACGGCCCGCTTACAGAAAAGGTCCAGGCCCGGCAGCGCAGCTTTGGCGGGACATGGAAGGCGGCGTGGCAGTTCGCCCTCCGTCTCCTCGGCTACGAGGACGTCGTTGTCGACATCCAGTGGGCTGCCGCCGAGACCGTGTCCGATGCTGAGGGCTGGGCCACCGTGGACGCGAAGATCAAGGCTGGCGTGCCGCGCGATCAGGCCCTCGTCGAGGCCGGATACGACCCGGCGCAGGTCGACGCATGGCTCGCCGACCTCGACGACGACGGCGAACTCCAGCGCCGCATCGAACTCCTCGGCTCCCTCGGCACCGCCGTGCAATCCCTCGGTACTGCCGTACAGCTCGGCTCCATCTCGAAAGAGCAGGTGGCCATGCTCCTCGACGTCGTCGTCGGCGCGGCCACCCAGATGAACGTGCCGGAGGTGACGGAGTGACGCCACCGGCCACCGCCCAGCAGCTCGCCGACCTCACCCAGCAGCAGCAGGCAGACGAGGCGGCCCGGCTCGAGGACGCCACCGCCACCGAAGCCGACGGCGGCACCGACGCCGCCCTCGCCGCAGCCCTGACCGCCGCACTCGCCGCATGGGTCGCCACGTTCGGATCGCTCGCCGCAGCCGGGGCAGGCGTAGAGCTGGCCACCTATCTGGCGCAGGTGCGGGCCGACACGGACCGGGCGACAGGCGGACTCGGCCACCGCGCCGGCAGGGTGATTGAGCGGGCGCTGCCGGACGCGGCACAGCTGGGCGCCCGGCACGCCACGGACTTCGCACACCGCGCATCCGGCCGCCGCCCGGACGTACCGGGTGTCGACGTGTCCCGCGACGCCCTGGACGCCGCCCGCGCGCTGGCCAGCACCGTGAGGGAGCAACTGCGCCTCGCGGGCCGCCTGCTGTCCCCTCGAATGGTGTCCGTGACGGGCTGGCGGGGTGTGGTGACGGCGCTGGGCGCGGCCCGCAGGGCGGTGTCGATAGTGCGCTCGGCGGTGGCCTGGTCAGTACACCGGGCCGTCAACGACGGCGCCGCGCAGGCCACCGCGGCACTCGGGGCGCGCGGGCTGTGGGTGAGCGAACCGGACGCCTGTGTCCGCTGCCTCGCCTACTCCGGGCAGCTGACAGACCGCGACGGCCAGTTTCCTGGCGGACTGTCCATGGATCCGGCTTCACGCACGACGCGACTGGCCGCGCTCGAGGGCCCGCCGCTGCACCCGAACTGCCGCTGCCGCCTGGTCCCATGGCTGGACGAGTGGGCTCACGGGCGCACCGCCCTGCCGGATCTGCTGCGGGCGCAGGCGCTGCGCAGCGTTGCGATGGGCCGCAGGCGCCCGTCCGAATCGAATGCTGCCCGCATCCGGGCGGCCCGCTACCTGCTGGCGCGGCGCGGCAGCATCCCTGACCGGCTTCGACGGCACGCCCAATCGGCTGTCGCCGCAGGCCATTTCTGAGCACAACCATGGAGGACCAGATGGCACCCAAGACCCTCGCCCGCTCCCGCATCCACACCGGCTGGGCGCGCCCCGCCTGGTACGGCACCGGCCCGTTCTCGCCCGTGTTCTACGCCGACGGCGGCGAGCCCCTGGCCGCCGAGCCGGAGCCCGACGACGAACCGGCCGACGAGCCGGAGGACGACTGGACGCCGCCGACGCGCGAGGAGTGGGAGGCGCACCAGTCGAAGCTGAAGGCCGCATCCGGAGAGGCCGCCGCCCGCCGCAAGTTCCTGCGCGCCAACGGCATCGACCCCAAGACCGGCAACAAGCTCAACCCGGACCCCGAGCCCGATGACGAGCCGGCCGTCGCGAAGGACGAGCCGCGCGGCCCGTCGCCGGCGGAGATCCGCCGCCAGGTCGAGAAGGCCGCCGCCGAGGCCGAGCTGCGCGGCATGCGGAAGACGAAGTCGCTCGTCACGGGCGTCAACGCGGCGCTGTCGGAGGCGGGATGGAACGGAACCCGCCTCGGCTCGCTGATGAAGTTGGTCGACCTGGACGAGGTCGATATCGACGACGACGGGGAGATCACCGGCCTCGCCGAGCAGATCGACCAGGTGAAAGCGGACTTCCCCGAGCTGTTCAAGCGGGCCCGCAACTCTGCCGGAACGTCCAGTGGGGCTGGTGGTTCTGGCCAGAGTGGTGTATCGGCAGCTAAGGTGGACGCAGCCGACAAGCCCGCGCCGAAGGCCGAACCCAAGTCTTGGGTCGACCAACTCGCGAATCGCGCGCTTCGCAGCTAGCCCAGGCAGGGCACACGCACCACCGGACCTCTCGGGGCCCGTAGCAGGGACGAGCGGGACGCTCACAGGTCCGCCCAGGTAGGGCACCCACCCAACCGTGCGGGCCGTGAGCCCCCTTGCCCTTCCTGAGGTTGCTATGCGCCCGACGCGCGTGCCCATCACTTCCGTCCCGGAGCCCGGCTCCATCATCGGCTTCCGCAAGGCCCGCCTCGGCAGTGGCGAGCAGCCCGGGAAGCTGTACCCCGTCTACCAGATCGCCGGTGCCGCGAGCACCGACATCATCGACTCGTGGATCCCCATCGAGTGGGACTCCGACGTCATCACCCGCGTCCTGATGGACTCCGCCGTCGAGCGGTACGGGCGCGCACACCCGATGCGCACCGCGACCAAGCGGGTCCTCCGCTCCGGTGGCCTCACCGTGTCGGCGGGCACCACGTACACGCCGGACGCGTCGACCAACGACTACATCACACTCACCGCCCGCCGCTTCCTCGCGCAGTTCGTCGTCGACGAGGACGACCTCGCCGACGCCGACAGCATCATCGACACCATCAAGACCAAGGGCATGGACTGGGCCGTCTCCTACGCGGACAGCTTCGACAACGCCTGCCTCGCCGTTTCCGGCGCCGAGAACGGCACCACGGTCCCCTTCACCAGCGTGTACAAGGCGCTGCGCACCACCAACGCGGCAACCGGCTACAACGCCGACGACAACTACGCCTCGTGGGTGTCCACCAACGTCTCCTTCGCGGCGTCCGGCGGCGGCACCAGCCTCTACGAGAAGCTGTCCGGCACCCTGAAGAAGGTCGAAACCAGCAAGTACTGGAGCCTCGCGGACTCCCTCGTCATCGCCGCCCCCGGCTGGCGCGACGCCCTCCGCCTCGCCACCGACGCCCAGGGCCGCCCCATCTTCATCCAGGGCACTGCAGGCACGCCCGACACGCTGTTCAACGTGCCGATCGCCTGGTCCCGCGGCTGCAAGGTCGCTGCGACCATGACCGGCGCCCCCACCGGAAACGACTTGCTGGTCTTCGGCAACCGGCAGTTCCTCAAGCGCGGCGACCGGAGCAACCCTGAGTCGCTCGTCGACCAGGCCCGCGCGCAGGACAGCACCGACGACACGGCCGTGAAGTTCCGCGTCCGCCGCGGCTTCGGAGTCGGCCACGAGAAGGCCCTGGCCATTCTCGAGCGGATCTGACCGGCCCACGGACCGCCGCCGGGGATTGGTGGGTGCCACCCCGGCGGCGCCGGTGAACAACAAACCAGAGAGGCGAGGCTGTGAACTACGAGCAGATGTCGACGAGGGACCTCCAGGAGGAGTGCCGTCGCCGAGGCCTGCCCTCCGGCCGCGTCAAGGCCGAGCTCGTACAGCGCCTCACCGACGCGGACGCGGCCGAGACTGTGTCCGCAGACGACGACTTCGACGACAACGCCCACCCGGCCGACTCGGCGGACGCCGTGGATGAGACCGCAGACCCCGAGCCCGTCCAGCCCGCGAGCGCCCCGCCTGCCGCGCCGGGCGTGTTTCGCCTCGACTTCCAGGCCGAAGCCGGCGGGCCCGACGAGGAAAGCCACCTCGCCTACCGGCAGGCCACCATCCAGGCCGCCATCGAAGCCGGGCACGTGCCGCGCGGGGACGCCTACCGCACCGGGACTGTCGACGGCCGCGAGGTGTACGAAGTTGCCACCGGGGGCGGTGACCCGACATGACGTGGGCCACCACCAGCGACGTCGCCACCTACACGGGCATCACGGTGACTGGCGCGCAGGTCGATCAGGCGCAGGCCATTGTCGAACTGTTCGTCGACACGACCGAGGTCGCCTCCACTGTGGGCCTGATCTCGCAGAAGAACTTGCGGCTTCTACGGATGGCGGTCGCCTACCAGGCGGCGTGGATCACCCAGCACCCCGACTGGGCGACCAACATGGATACGACGAACGTGTCGCAGGACCAGGTGTCCGCGACGTGGGCGCACGCCAATGCCGGGGTCCTCGCCCCGCTGGCCAAGCGCTGTATCGACCGGGTGTCGTGGCGGCGTATCCGCCCCCTGCGCGTCCGGCCCGCCTACGGGTCCGCGTTCCCGCCGCGCCACATGAACATCATCAGCGCGGTCATGGACGACAACGACCCGCGCTGGCAGAGCGGCGGCACCGGATGATCGCCGCAGCCACCACCACGATCGCCGTGCTTCGCGGTACAGCCACGAACGCGTGGGGCGACGAGGTCGACACCGACACCCCGGTCCACACCGGCATTGCCGCATCCCTCGTCGAGCAGAACCGCCGCGTTACGACCCGCGACGACCCGACCCCGCGGATCGTCCGCTACGCCGTCGGCCGCGTCACCGCAGGCGCCGACGTCACCGACCAGGACCGCATCCGCGACGAACGGACCGGGGCGACGTACATCGTCGAAGCCGTGTCCTCCATGAACTCCGCAGCCGTAGCCGCAGACCTGCGGCTCGACCTGCGGCGCACCACCTAACAGCACAGGCCCGCAATGCCCGGGGAGACCGGGCGGGCCAGCACGAGACCACCCACCGGAGAGGAGGGCGGCCATGGCAGGATCCCGCATGCGGATCGACCCGTCCGCACGCACGCACGTCGACGCCGCCATCAACCGGTGGCTGGATGAGTCCATCGGCCGCTCCATCCTCGGTGACGCCCAGCACCTCGTACATAAGCGCACCGGCCGTCTCCGCGACTCGCTGCGCGCCGAAGTCCACGACAAGGTGCTCCGGGTCGGCTCGCTGGACTGCAACTACGCGACCGACGTGGAGATGGGTACCGCCCCGCACGTCATCCTGCCGCGGAACAAGAAGGCTTTGCACTGGCCCGGCGCCGACCACCCCGTCGCCAAGGTCAATCACCCAGGCACCCAGCCCATGCCCTACCTGCGGCCCGCCTTGTATCAGCGGAGGACGCCATGAGTCTCCGCCTGCGCGCCACGCCCGAGCTCGTCACCGAGGCCTGGCTGAAGACGGTTGTCGGAGACCGCGTGGCGACCACCCTGCCGAAGGACAACGCGACGTGGGCCGCGTCTGGGTTCTGCACCCTTGTTGTCGCGGGCGGCACCCCGAACATGTACGTGCCGCTGCGGGAGCCGGTCATCGGTGTGGACTGCTGGGCCAACAGCGGGAGCTCACAGAAGCCCCCGTGGAACATTGCCGCCGCGCTCGCAGAGGCGATCCAAGCCGCCTGCTACGACCACCCCGGCATCCCGCAGACCGTCACCCTGCCCGCCGGATACCCGGCCGCACAGGTCAAGTCCGCATACACGACGGGCGAGCCGCGGCGCATCCCCGACGACCCGTCGTCGTATGCCCGGTACAGCATCCCCGGCGTGGCCCTCGCCTGGGTGGAGGTGCCGTCATGAGCCGCTACGCCCTCCAAGGAGCCCTCAGCCGCGACCTCCTCACCTGGAACGGCAAGGTCCTCGTCCACGACGACCGGGCCGAGATGGAGTTCCTGTTCACCGGCGACGTCCGCGTCATTCCCTGCCCCCGCGACATCCCGCCCGAGCAGACCCTGTCCATCTGCCACCACCCCAACCTCGCCTCCGTGACCTGGCCGCTTCGCCGAGAGGACTTCCGCTGATGCCAACCGTCCGCACCACCATGCGGCCCGACGAGCCCATCGAGGTCGGCGACGAGGAGTACGTCGACCTCAAGCGAGACGGGCTCCTCATTGAGGACGCCGAACCGACTGCCGCACCCGCGCCGGTCACCAAGAAGGCCGCCCAGCCGGCCACCAGCAAGGAGAGCTGATCATGGCCGTGACTGCGACGAATCTCGTACAGGGCCCGGCAACCCTGTACTCGGGCGCGTTCGGCGCCCTCGAGCCCACTGACGCCACCGTCAACACCACGCCCGCGGCGTCCAGCTGGACGGATGTCGGCGGCACCGATGGCGGCGTCAAGTTGACCATCGACCAGAGCTACACCGAGCTCGAGGTCGACCAGATCGTCGACCGTGTCGGCTCCCGTCTCACGAAGCGCAACTTCGTGGTCGAGACGGCGATGGCGGAGCCGACGCTCGCCAACCTGAGCCTGGCCCTCAACGGCGGCACGTCGGCGTCCGCCGCGGGCTACGCCTCGTTCGACCCCAGCTTCGCGAGCTCGGCGACGCAGCCCACCTACAAGGCGTTGCTCTTCGACGGATGGGCCCCCGGCGGCACCTTCAACCGGCGCGTCATCGTCCGCAAGGCCCTGTCCACGGATGCCGTCGAACTCGACTACACGAAGGACAAGAAGACGATGTACGGCGTGAAGTTCTCCGGTCACTACGTGTCCGCGTCGATCAGCCCCATTCACATCGTCGACCAGACCAGCTAGCCCTAACCCGCCTGCACGATCGAGGAGCACCACCCATGGCACCCACCAGCACACGTCAGAGCACCGCAGCCCGCAAGCGCGCGGCGGCCAAGCCGGTCGTCGACGGCGATCTGGAATTCGAGCCGATCCGGATCGCCGCCAACGACGAGATCGAAGAGGAGCGCGTCCCGCTGTTCTTCATTGGCGACGACGAGTACACGATCCCGAAGAAGATCGCGCCCGGTGTCGCCCTGCAATACCTGAGGGAGGCCCGCACGCACGGCCGCGAAGTGGCCACCGCTCCGCTCCTCGAGCGCGTCCTTGGTGAGGACGCCTACCTGGCGCTGGAGCAGTCGAAGGCGCTCACCGAGGACCAGATGGAGTGGATCGTCGACAAGGTTCTGGAACTGGCCCTGGGGCAGCGGGAGAAGCAGGGGGGAAAAGCGAGGTAGACGGCGGCCCGGCGTGGATCCGGCTTCTACGGGACGCAGAGCCGGACTGGGCCCAGCCGGTCGGGGACCGGGTCGAGGAACTCGTCTGGACTCTCGACCACCTGGCCGATCTGGACGCCGACTTCCTCGCCATCTACGGCATTGATCTCGATGAGCACGAGATCAGCGCCCCCCGCTACTTCGCCCTCGCGCACCGGCTGACCGCCTACCAGGGCGTGATGGCGGCCCGAGTCGAAGAAGAGCAAGACCAGAGCAGCAGCACAACCACCCGCACCAGCAGCACCCAGCCCGCCCAACAGGGCGGCGGCGGGACGAAGGAAGTCAGCTTGACGGCCTTCCGGGTGATGTTTCCCGGAATTGTGAGCGGAGGAGGGTGACGGGTGGCGGGCTCATTTCGCATAGCCGAGGGATATGTCGAGGTCACGGCCGACGAGTCCGCCTACGACCGCGCCATGGCCCGCCTCAAGTCCAAGGACAACAAGGTCAAGATCGGCATTGATGTCGATGACCGGGCCGCCCTCGCCAAGCTGGACCGGCTCGCCCGCGAGCGCATCATCACCGCGAGGATCAAGGTTGATGAGGCGGCGCTGTCCCGCCTCCGCCTGCGCGACCTTGACGTCACCGTCACGCCGAAGATGAACGACACGGCTCTCAGGCGCGTTCAGGCCCAGCTCGACCGGCTCACCGCCGAGCGCGTCGTCAACATCCGCGCCTCCGTCGACACGCGAGTCGCCGCGGCGGAGATCCGCAACCTGATCCAGCGGCGCCAGGTCCGTATCGGTGTCGACGTCGACACCCGCGTCGCAGCAGACTCCCTCGCCAACCTCACCCGCCGCCGGGACATGACCGTAGGCGTCAACCTCAATGACGCCGCCGCACGAGCCCGCCTCGACGCCCTGACCCGCGACCGCCACGCCAACGTGCGCGTCGACGTCGACCGGTCGGCCCTGTCCAGCCTCGGAGGCGGTGGGGGAGGACTTGGCGGGCTCGTCTCCAGCTTGACCAGCCTCTCCAGCATCGCCGTCGGTGCACTGCCTACCGTGGCTTCCCTGGGGCAGGCCATCATCCAGATGGGGCCCGCTGCTGCTGTCGCGGCCCCCGCCGTGCTGTCGCTCGGCGCGGCCTTCGCCGCGATCAAGATCGGCACGAGCGGCATTGGCGATGCCTTCAAGGCGGCCTTCGCGCCGGCCACATCCAGCGCGGGCGCCGCCACCAAGTCGATTCGGCAGGTCGAGAGCGCCCAGCGGAGCTTGGCGAAAGCCCAGCAGGGTGTGAAGGACGCCGAGGTCGCAGCCGCGGCGGCCCGGGTGCAGGCGGCCCGGCAGATCCAGGACGCCCAGCTCAACCTCAAGAACACCGTCTCGGATGTGGCGGACTCCAACCGCAGGGCGGCAGAGCAGGTAGCGCAGGCCGAGCGGGACCTCGCGGACGCGCAGCGTGCAGCACGGCAGGCTCAAGTCGACCTCACCCAGGCCCGTAAGGATGCGGCGCAGGAGCTGGAAGACCTCAACAACCGGCTCGAGGACGCGCAGCTCGACCAGCGCCAGAAGGTCTTGGACCTTCAGGACGCCGAGCAGAATCTCGCCGCAGTCAAAGCCAAGGGTGCCGCCGCGTCGAAAGAGGAGATCGACAAGGCGCAGCTCCAGTACGACCGCGCCGTCCAGGCTCTACAGGAGCAGCAGACCGAGACCACCCGCCTCCAGCAGCAGGCCGCGGACGCTAACAAGGCTGGGGTTGAGGGCAGCAAGACCGTTGCCGACGCCAAGCAGAAGATCTCCGACGCCAATCAGAGCGTCACTGACAAGACGCAGTCCCTGAAGGATGCGGAGATCGAGCAGGCCCGCAACGCGCAAGACGGCCTGCAGAAGATCGCCAAGGCGGAACGGGACCTGGCCGACGCACGCGACGCCGCCCGTAAGGCTGCCGTCGACGGGGCCCGCCAGATCGCCGACGCACAGGCTGCCGTCGCGGACGCGGCCCGCGCCATGGCGGACGCCCAGACCTCCGGCGCCGCGGCCGTCAACAAGACCGCCGACGCCCTGGCGAAGCTGGCACCCAACGCAAGGGCGTTCGTCAACGCGGTCCTCGCCCAGCGTGAAGCCTGGCGCGGGCTGAAGCTCGACGTGCAGAACGCGTTGTTCGCCGGGCTCGGGCAGACGTTCACGACCATGTCGGCGGCCATCCTGCCGTCCCTGACGATCGGTCTGACGGGCACGGCGACGGTCCTGAACGGCATGGCGAAGAATGCCGCGAACGCGGTCACTGAGCTCGGCAAGACCGGCATGCTGAAGAAGATGTTCGCTGGCCTGAACGATGGGCTGAAGCCGCTGTCGCGGGTGCCGGGCCAGTTCATCAAGGGTCTTGCTCAGGTGTCCATCGCCGCATCCCCGGCGTTCAAGAGGATCACGACGGCGGGCGCAGGGGTCTTCGACCGGTTCTCCCAGCAACTCGACAAGGCGTTCAAGAACGGTCACCTGGAAAAGATCATCGACCAGGCGATCGATATCGCCAAGCAGTTCGGGCACCTGGCCGGGGACATCTTCGGCACCATCGGCAACATCCTGAAGGCCGCCGGGGCTGCGGGCGGTGACGCGCTGGGCGGGATCGGCGCGGTGTTCAAGGAGCTCCGCAAGATCACCGCGATGCCGGAAGTACAGAAGGCCCTCACGACCATCTTTACGGCGATCAACGCCATTGCGAAGTTGGTGGCGGGAACTCTCGGCGCGGTCATCCAAGCGGCGCTGCCGCTGCTGGCGGCACTGGCACCCGTCGTCACCGAACTCGCCCAGAAGTTCGGCCCGGTCCTCGCCGACCTCGCCGGGGCGCTGGGCAAAGCCCTGATGCCGATCATCACGGCGCTGCTGCCCGTGGTGA